ATACGCCCGCTGGATAAAGAAGAATGTGGACAACGACCCTGAATATCATCCCAAATTGTCATTTGGTGGAGTGGTATGTGATATCAAATTCAATGACTCTGGTACCTATGTTCTGTGTCATAGCTGCAGTAAATATTATTTTTCATTGAAATTTGATAATTTTGCCTTTTTTCAAAAATTGACGGACGAGGAATGGAACATATTGACCATATACACTTACTGTAACAAAAATTGATTATTTTGTATAATAATATGAGATATGTTAAAAAAGTAATAACAATGTCATCAATCAAGTACGTGAATCTTTTCATCCGCGGTGTTCCATCCTCAATGGGCCAACATGAATTGGCCAAAGAGTTGAGTTTGTATGGTGAAATGAATCCGCTTCCATGCGCTTATTCCATCAAACTTCGCTATACCTACAATCCGTACATCTCTAGAGAAGAAAATATGCGCCAATCTATGGTCGATAATACACGTTACAACGTGGTTCTCTACGGGTTCAAAGTGAACACGGATTTATCGGCAAATATGAGTCACATGTTTTTGAACATCATTCAGATGAAGAGAAACATTCGGCACGCTTGGATTGATTCGTACGGACAATCACAGTTTGTCATCATTTCGGAGAACAATCGTCCTCTTCCATCTAACCTCTTATCCCAATTGTTGTGGTCCGAAGATATTACGCACCCCAATACAACTAACCTAACACCGATTAAACAAACTGTTACATTTGTTGAAAGCAAGTTGCCCGATAAATGTGGTCCCAACCTAGAAGTGGAATTAGCGGATTCAGAAGAAAATCATTATATAAACGACATTGTGGTCAAAGAACTACGTAATGATTTGATGTATCCACAAACAAAAGAACGGGAAAAATACACCCGTTGGTTGCTGAATTCTATATTGCGTCGTCACAATAAAGAAGAACAGGACGCTTTACAAATTGCCCAACACGATTACCTTGTGAATTGGGCAAGAAAGAAAGAAGAAAGCTCTACAAGACATATTAATGTATAAAAACAATAAAAAACAATAAAAAACAAAAACCTTATATTTACCCTCATAATTCATACTCAAAAAAATAGCCCATTAGGGTTATTTTTTGTTTTTTATGTTGATTCTACTACAAAAATTATACTCCTGTAGAACCAAACCCACCTGAACCACGTGACGTCGTTGATAATTCCGATTCAGATACAATAACAACATAAATTGGACAAAGTGACGGATGACAAACTTGAAACAATCGTGTATATGCTTCTACAATATATACATTCTCCGTATAACCAGGTAAATAACGCAGAGCCCCTAACAAATTGCCGCGATACCCAGCATCAATGATACCCACATGGTTTGCCATCATTAAAGGCGTTTTTGATATGCTTGATCGCGGTGTCATAGTAAACGCGGTAGGTTCAAACTTATGAATGACGGGGTCATAATACACCATTTCTGATTTGATACCATGGTCAATAAACACAGTTTTATAGTAGGTTTCAAAACCGGTTTTTTCCAAAACAAGTAAATCAAAACCAGCATTGGGATAAGGGTCTTCAATTATTTTTTTGTTGTGATTCTCAACATGTGTTTTATAAAGCATTTTGATACTATCCGAAACAATAACATCGTCAAACGCAATTTTCAGTATGGCAAATTTCGTGTTCTCCTGCATTTTAGCCACAATTTGTTGCTTCATTTGTTCCATATGTTCCGTCATCGTTGGTCTATACCAATAACCATACATAACCATCAATTTTTATATCGTTTTTACAAAGTTTGTTTGAATTCCTTCCAAGATATGGTTTTCCCTTCTATGAAGGCCGGTGGTTCAACCATGTGTTCATTATCCAAATTATCGCCACGTCGTATCGCCGAATCAATGTATAATTTTTTCAGTAACTTTCCGAAAACCACGGACCCCTCGTGTTGATCCACCGCCCCGTCCTCAATCGCACGAAGCACTTCCAAAACATTCCACATAATATCCATATTTAGTTCGTCTTTACACACTTTGTTGAAAATATCCATGTAATTGGAAAACAAAAACGTACATTCATTACGACAATAGTTTAAAAACCCTTCTGGGTCGTTCAATTTCATGTCATTGAAAGATGCGTCCTTACGTATTTGTTGTAATTTCGTGATATCTGCTCGAATCAGAGGACTGTGTTTTATTTTGCGAATATTTTCGGTGTTATCCTCACATTCGGTTTCATTGATCATACGTTTGAGGTTCAAGCGTTCATCTTGATTGATTGAGAACTTGCTCATTGTATCAAAATATAAAGTTATTATACATAATATTTTATGTAGTTTTATGGTATATACTTATTCACATCAGAATATAAAATGGCAGATAAGACAAAATCAAATACTCCACTCCCAAATATAAAAAAACTGTCCACTGTGTATTATATTCAACCAAGTTACAATGTTGTGAGTATAGGCCTAATCATTGGTATAATTGTAGTATTTATGTTTATAATATTCAATTCGTTGTTTATTATGGTTAACTGGGAAGGTTCTAAATGTAAGAGTTCCAATTTTTTGTTTTCCCCTCTTTTTGGAAAAGATTCGAGCGATACATTTAATCAATGTGTTCAAACCGCCTATAATAAGGCGACTACTGATACAACAAGTGCTTTATATAAAAAACTAGATACCTTAGATAAAGATGTGGTTAAGTTAACGGGTACAGCTACTGCTCTCAATACAAAGGCTGCTAGTGGGGTAGCAACTAATTTTACTTCAAATTATAATACGTTATTGGGAACAATAAATACCATACAATCAGGGTTATCCAAGATTTTAGGTTCGGTCGTATTGAGTTCATACTTGACCAACGGTGTATTACAATCATCCAATACACTTGAAAATGGAGAATTATCCAATTTAATAAAACAATACAATAATGTAGGAAGTACAATTACTTCTCAACAGAGTGCCTCAGCCGCTCGAGCAGCCATGATTTAATATTTTTATTGTAAAAATTAAATGTAGTGCCATGTTATATCTTCAAAGGAATATATTATATGGATGAGGTACCACAATTTGTAGCGATTTCTTATGGTACACGCAATTCGAGTAGTTCAATCATGTCCGCACTCGTTATTATAGGTTTTATCGTGTTTTGTATCATCACAATAAAAAATACCAAACAAAAAATATTTCCCACGCCAACCCCAAACTATCTAGATTTCACCAATGTAAAGGATTATTCATTGGATAGTGTATTAGATGTTGCGGTAGGAAGCATGGTGGATGCTTCCTATAACAATGCTTATCAAACCAGTCTAGGTACATTTAATGATTATAAAACACAAAATGCGTCGTCAATTATGAAAATATTAACTAACACACAAACATCCAGTGATAGCGATAACACAAATTATAATTCTTTAAATGCAATGTTGACTTCAATGAGCAATGTTACGACAAAATTAACCACATTACAGAACGCCAATATTTCGGCTTTGGAAACATTGTATACAGGATATCAAACGAAAATACAAGGATTTGTTGCCAATTTAGTTTCCATGTTAACCAAAATCAAATCTCAAATAACTACATTGACTGGATCGGGTGATAAATACATTCCATTAATCAATCCACTAAGTAAAATATTTAAATCTATACGAAACACTTTAGTGACAAATTCTTCCGTTATTAACCAATTTTATACCAAAACAACACCGTTTAATTCAAGTACTCTTCCGGTATTAGATCCGATTACTTCTATACCCGTAGTGACGAATACCTCACCAGATATTTTCAGAAAATCCGGATTCTAATTTATGAAAAATCATCACAGCAGGTTCTTCTATTATTCCAACTCAAAAATCTTATGAATATGTATATTCATAAAATGAAAATCAATTTCACCTATATTTTTCTGGCATTTATTTTGATATTTTTAATCATGGTTTCTATGTCAAAATCATGCGTTAAATTTACCCCTTACCATGGCTCCAATGAAAATATGTATCCTTACGAGGCTATGACCCCCATGATGAATCCCATGATGACCCCTATGATGAATCCCATGATGAATTCTATGATGAGTCCAAGTCCTGCTATGACAAATACTTTAGCATTACCTACAAACTCCTCTGGTGGAAGTGACACAATTGATTCTGGCACAGCTACCAATTTATTACAAAGCATCATGAATCAAATGTCCCCTTCTGCCAACACGAAAAGTTCAGAAGGATTTACTTCCAATTCTAATGTTGAAGTAACGTCTTATAATGATTCTGATAACAAACTAGATATATTTAGCGGTACCCAAGGCAGATTAGATTGTGCTTCCATTTCTTCTAATTTAACCAATTCTCAAGGGCCTCTTTGCTTAAACAACACCCAGATAGGTTTGCTTAAAACACGTGGTGGGAATGCGAGTGGTGGAGATGCTCAAATTGGAAAATAATTGACAATATAGCCTAAGGATGTTTGATATGTGAGAAATCTTCATCTGATGCGTATATTTTTACTATCATAACGTGATGATGGTATTGTATCTAACGATTCCAGACAGTGTTTACAATAAAAAATAGTAATACTTTTGTCGGGTGTAATATCAATGTTATCGATGACAATTTCATGTTGACATTTGTCATGTAAAAAAGTCTGAATCATTTGAATAATCGTTTTATATTCAACTGATTGCTCTGTCTCAGGGATTCGGTCCATAATTGACTTCGCACGTATCATGGTTCTAACTTCATCCGAATTGTAATCGTCCATACTTGCTACTTATACCTATGCCTAATTCTTTATGTTTCTTACACATACATTGCCATCATGCTTTGATTGAGTGGGTCGTCGTCCTTAATAAGAAGATCGGCATGACTACGTGTAACTGTAAATGGAAACTCAACCTTCAATTTAATCTCCTTCGCAAACAATGCGTTGTCTGGTTTGATCAAGCGAAACAAATTCAATTTGGTGTGAATGATTTCCAAGCACCGCTTCAAATTACGCACCCCTTCTTCGTTCTTGGTAAAAGATGACTTGGTAATAATGTACTCGAGGGTATCATCAGGAATAACAATCATCCCCTCGTCGAAATTCACCTGCTCGCGAATCTTGGGTAACATGTAATTCTTCGCAATGGTAATCTTTTCCTTAGCACTGTAGCCCTTGGTCTGAATACGATACATACGGTCCTTCAAAATAGGATTGACCTTGCTTTCATCATTGTAACTGAAGATGAACAAACATTTACTCAAGTCAAAACTCATCTCCGAGAAATATTTGTCATGGAATTCCGAATTTTGTGTAGTATCGGTCAAATGAGTCAAAATACTGGCAATCTCTACTCCACGTGGCGAGTCACTTAATTTGTCCAATTCGTCAAAGTAAATGACGGGATTCATACACTTACTGTCAATGAGAATCTGTAGGATTTTCCCCCAACTGCTACCTTCGTACGTATATGAATGACCTTCCAGGAAACTGGCATCGCCCGCGCCTCCCAAGGCGATGAAAGCAAATTCGCGCCCCAAAATTTTACTGATACCTTCCTTGACAATCGAAGTTTTGCCCGTACCCATCGGTCCCTGAATCGCAATCGATGTTCCCATAGAGGTAGGATTCGTCATCCATTGCCCAATCATCTGAATGATCTGCATCTTGGCATCATTGAGACCATATACACAATCATCGAGTGTTTGGATGGACTTTTCCATGAAATCTTGACAACGCTCTCTACCATCCGACATATTAACACTCAACGATTTGTAAACGCCAATGGGAATACGCATAAATGTATCAATCCAGTGCTTCATCTTATAGTATTCCGGATCGCCTGGCTCCATAGTTCGTAGGATATTGAGTTTTTGTAGTACTGTCGCCTTGTATTTTGCGGGAATGCTCGATTCCAACAGTGAAAGACGGTATGGTTTGTCGATTTGAATATGCTCATTGATAGCTTTCAAATCCTTCATCACACGTTGTTGTTCTTGATTCGATAATTTCTTTTTGAAATATTCGATTTCGCTGGTGAATTTGCGGTCTTGACAATGAATCATCTTGTGATATTCTTTGGTGTTATTTCCGCGCTCTTTCTTCACCAATTTGTGAATGGATTTGTTACATTCATTTAGTGACTTTAACCACATCTTACTCTGAGGATTGCGTTTCAAATTTTCCGCCAAATACCTCTTCATTTCTGTGAGTTCTTTGTATTCGGTATCAAATTTGGATTTACTCGTGGAAACTGCCAAATCTTCAGTAACAATCTTGGATTTCTTTTCATCTTTCTTCGCACCTTTTTTCGATTTTTTGTTTTCTTCAGAAATTTTCTCCGGCAATTCAATCTGCTGATACGTTTCCTTCATGAACATTTTTTCATCATCACTGTCGCAGTCTTCTTCGTCCAACAATGCGTGTTCATCTTCCATTTCTTCGTCGTCGCCCGTTTGACCCCCAGGACCAAACCCAAAAATAATATTGATATTCTGTTTCTTTTTCTTCTCGCTATCCTCCTCTGGGTCATAATCGCTGTCATTTTCACTGTCACTATCACTATCACTTTCACTCTCACTGTCACTATCATTCTCACTATCCGACGACAATTCCTTTACCTTTTTCTTGACTTTTTTGTCTCGCTTGGATTTTTTTGTCGATTTATGCTTTTCTGATTCATCGTCACTATCAGGTGAAGATTTTTTGTTACGTGTATTATATTTGGTTTCAACGGGTTTCTTTTTTTTGTCCTCCTTCTTGTCTTTCTTATCCTTTTTGTCTTTTTTACCTTTGATAAGTTCTTCCATTTTACGGTCAGCCTTCACGCGTTTGTCCATATATTTCGAAGGAAATAAATTTGCCACAGTTTTTCGTAGTTCTTGAGGACTTAAGGATTCTTCATCGTCATCATCATCTTCTTCCACAAGGAAATTTTCAAATTCGTCCTCGTCGAGGTCTTCGTCGTCCGATTCTGACATGGTATCTTCATCACTCAAAGATACAGATTCATCCTCTTCCGGATCATATTCACTTTCCGAAAGTGTTTCATATTCAGAATCATTGTCTGGGTCGGGAACACTCTTCTCTTTTTCGCTCTTTTTATTTTTCTTAGCAGCGATGGTTCCACGACTCTTGTCCATTTTCAATGAAGGCATATTATGAATGTATGTATGAGATGCTTTTATTTCAATTACATATTTTATTATTTCAATTTTTGCGGGGGACCAAGGTCCCCCCGCACGCCCCCTCCTTCCGGTATAACTGTGAAAGTCTACTTACCGTTATGCCCCCATAGGGGGCATTTCCTAGCGGAGGAGCGTACGAGGAACCCGCAGGGTTCCTGTAAAAAATTGAAATAAGAAAAGAACATAAATAATATGTCATACAATATATACTACTACTCATCATGTCATCTTCGAAAAAGTCCAATTTGGTGAATTACAAGCCACCATCCAAGATTATTGGTATACAGTTTAGTATATTATCACCCGATGAAATCCGAAAAAATTCGGTTGTGGAGGTTACATCGCGTGATACTTATATTAACAATAAACCGGTGATTGGTGGCTTGTTTGACCCACGGATGGGTGTGTTGGAACCCGGAACCATTTGTCCAACCGATGGATATACCTACATTGACACACCGGGTTATTTTGGGCGTATTGAAATGGCGCGTCCCGTGTTCTTTATGCAGCATATGAAAGAAATTATGAAGATTTCCCGTTGTACTTGTTATAAATGTAGTAAACTACTGATAAACAAAACGCAACATCTTCATATTTTGGACTGGCCTGCCGAAAAACGCTGGAAATATGTGTCAAAATTGGCGGCAAATGTGAAACGGTGTGGTGAACAGACGGACGATGGATGTGGATGCAAACAACCTACAAAAATTAAACTGGAGGAAATGGCGTCCCTGTATGCGATTTGGGAAAGTAGCATTGAAAAAGACGAGAAAATCAGTGTGAGAATGACGCCAGAAATGGTTCTCAAGAATTTCAAACGCATCAGCGACGATGACGTTCATTTCATGGGATTCAGTCCGGTCTGGTCGCGTCCTGACTGGATGATTTGTCAAGTGTTGCCGGTTCCACCCCCCGCAGTACGTCCTTCGGTCAAACACGATGCTCAACAGCGCAGTGAAGACGATTTGACACATATCTACAGTAATATCATTCGTACCAACCGTGATTTACAGGACAAAATGGACAGTAATGCATCGGCGAATGTCATTGATGGATTGACCCGTTTACTTCAGTATTTTGTGGCGATGATTGTGAACAATAAGACCAAGGGTGCTGCGCCATTGGCTCAGCGTTCGGGGCGTCCGTACCAATGTATCATGAGTCGTTTGAATCACAAATCGGGACGTATTCGAGGCAATTTGATGGGAAAGCGTGTGGATTTCAGTGCGCGTTCCGTCATCACGGGTGACCCAAATTTGTCCATTCGGCAATTGGGGGTACCGATGAAAATTGCCATGAACATTACTAAGCCCATGACAGTCAACGATTTAAACCGCGATTACTTGCGAAAATTGGTGGACAATGGTCCGGATGTGTATCCTGGTGCGAAGATATTGGAAAAACGCAATGGCGAACATATTTCGCTACGATACGTGGACCGGTCGAGCATTCGCCTGGAAAACGGAGACGTGGTACATCGTCACATGGTGGACGGAGACTGTGTGTTGTTCAATCGACAACCCAGTTTGCAC